AGCGTCACCCGAAGGTAGCGCAGTGCTGGCGGCAGAACTCGGGGACGTTTCAAGAGCGCAACCGGGACGGGTCTGTGCGGTACATCCGCGCCAACACTCAGCGCGGTATGAGCGACATCATGGGCGTACTGAGCGACGGGCGGACGCTGGCCGTCGAGGTCAAGTCGCGCACCGGGCGCATGAGGCCCGGGCAGGAGGAATTCCTGCAGACGATCCGCAGCGCTGGCGGCGTGGCGGGCGTGTGCCGCAGTGTGGACGATGCCGTCAGGCTGTTGGAGGGAACATGAGGGGGCGAGCGCTATCGCATTACGGGAAGCTGAACGTTGCCAATCTCAACAGAGAGGCATATCAAATCTGGTTGACGCGGAATGATGAACTGCCAGATTTGGAACCCGCTCCGACGCCTTGGCAAGACGAAAAAAACGAATTTCAGCAGCTGATGATGCGTGATCTAGCTCAGAAGTTGCTGGACTCTCTTAATTTGAACGAATCCCAACGGTTTGTGTTGATGCATCGCATTCTGGACGACTGGAAGCTGAGAGAAGTGGCGCAGGAGCTCAATGTGACGTTGGAAAGAGTTCGGCAGATTGAGAATGAGATATTGCGCAAGCTGCGTCGATCATTCCGCGAAATCACCGGGGTTGACTGCTATTACTGGCATATGTCGGCGGCAATATCATTCGGGCTGGGAAACGCATGACCCGTAAACGCAGCACCTACCGCCCCCGAGGCGTCAACCCCACAGCCCACCTTGTGGCCATCGCAGGCGCCGCCCTACTCAGCCGCGACGACCGCACAGTGTGGGCGCTTCAGATGTACGACGCCCTCGACGCCGTGGCCCGGGGCAAAGCCCAGCGCCAGCACTGGGGCGTGATCTTCGACGCCGTCAACTTGGCCGAGGAACTCACCCGCATGGGCCTAGCGGCAGACCCTGACGGCATCATCAGCGGCGCGCAGGAGGCCTGCGCAGAAATCGTGCGCCGGCAGCAGGCTACGGGCGCGCGCGCAGTGCGGGCCGGGGAACTGGCTGCGCTGCGGTGCCTGGAAGCCGCCATGATTGACATCCTGGCGGCCGTCACGCACTCGGAGCGGTTCCGCGCCGAGGAGCGGATCCGGGCTCGCGCCGCGACGGCGCGGGCTGGCGGAATTGCTGGGGCGCAGGTTATCGATGCTGGTTTCCTGGAGACGAAGCAATGAGAGTCCTTGTAGCCTGCGAATACAGCGGCGCGGTGCGTGACGCTTTCCGAGCGCGCGGGCACGACGCGATGTCGTGCGATCTGCTGCCGACAGATGCGCCGGGGCCACACTATCAGGGTGACGTGCGAGATGTACTGGGCGATGGCTGGGATCTGATGATTGCGCATCCGCCGTGTACGTATTTGAGCGTAAGCGGCATGCATTGGACGCGGCGTGGTTTGCGAGATCCGAAGTTGACCGAGGACGCGCTGGCGTTCGTGCGCTTGCTGATGGATGCGCCAATCCCGCGCATCGCCATCGAGAACCCGGTGAGCATCATCAGCAGCAGGCTTCGCAAGCCCGAGCAGATTGTCCAGCCGTGGCAGTTTGGGCACGATGCCAGTAAGAAAACTTGCCTGTGGCTCGTGGGCCTGCCGCCACTGCGGCCGACGCGAGTCATTGAGCCACGCCTTGTTAACGGCCGCCAGCGCTGGGGCAATCAGACCGACAGCGGGCAGAACCGACTGAGCCCGAGCCCGGATCGCTGGAAAATCCGCAGCGCCACCTTCCCCGGCATAGCGGCCGCAATGGCCGACCAGTGGGGCGCCTCCGCCCCCTAACCACTTCCCGTCACACAACAAACGCGGCAAACTAGCCGCCCTTCGAGGAGCCCCACCGATGCTAGATTTCCGAGGCCTAGCCGACCGCCTGCTGGCCGATGCCGAAACGCACGTAACCCGCTGGCTGCCCGAGGGCAAGCGACGCGGCAACGAATACAAAATCGGCTCACTGGCCGGCGAACCTGGCGAGTCAATGTCCATCAACCTGCGCACCGGCCGGTGGGCAGATTTCGCCAGCGGCGAGCGGGGCGGCGACCTGATCGACCTCTATGCCGCTATCCACCATATCGAACTCGCCGAGGCCTACCGCGAGCTCGACGGGGATCGCAGCGTGGCCGTCAGCGCACCGCCCCGCCGCGAGGCGCCGAAACGCTCGGTGATCACGCCTGTGCCGGCAGAGTCTGCGGACTGCGACTGCGTCCACCCGGACTACGGGCCGCCTGTGCGGACGTGGTGCTATCAGGACGGCAATGGCGACGTTCTCGGCTACGTGGCCCGCTACGAGCCCAAGGGCGCCCGCAAGCAAATCGTGCCGTGGACCTTCACCGCTGACGGCTGGGGCCGCGGTTCGTGGCCTGCGCCGCGTCCGCTGTACCGCCTGCATGACCTGGAGGCCCGGCCCGACGACCCGGTGCTGATCGTCGAGGGCGAGAAAGCCGCGGACGCCGCAGCTGCGTGGGCGGATCCGTACAGCGTCGTCTCCTGGCCCGGTGGCTCACAGGCCCTGCATCTCGCAGACTGGCGCCCAGTGTTCGGCCGGCAGATCCTGCTGTGGCCCGACGCCGACGACGCGGGCCGCATCGCCATGCTGCGCCTGGCCGAGATACTGCGCCCGCACTGCACCGTCATCAAAATCATCAACCCTACGGGCCAGCCTGACGGCTGGGACGCGGCCGACGCGGACTTCCGCACCTGGACCGAGGCGCGAGCCTGGCTGCTGCCCCGGGTGTCGCTGCTGGACGCTCCGCCTCCGCCGCCTGCGCCACCGCCGGCACCGAAGCCGCGGCCGGCACAGCAGCCGGCAGGCGAGAAAACCGCAGAGCAGGCCGTCAATGACCGCGATGCGTCCTCACTGCAGCCGTCGGACTGGTTTTCCCGGTACGCCTACGTGATCGCGGACGACTCTTTTTTCGACCTCGTTGAGCGAAGCGAGATCGGACGCAACGCTTTTAACGCGCTTTACCGGCACGTTCGCTGCAATTCGATACATTCTCAGTCATCGGGGGCGGCCCGCAGGATTGAGGCGTCCGTCAGCTTTGACGAGAACCGCCACGCGATGAACGCCAAAATTATCAGCGGCGTGACCTACGCTCCCGGCCGCACTGTGCTGGTCGAGCACGTCGGGCAAGCCTACGGGAACAAGTGGCGTGACGGCCGGCCTGAGATCAAGGACGCGGGCGACCCCGGCCCGTGGCTGGCGCACGTCGAGAAACTCGTCCCCGAGGCCGAGGAACGGAATCACATGCTGGACGCTTTCGCGTATAAGGTTCAGAACCCCGGCGTGAAAATAAACCACGCACTGCTCATCGGCGGGGTGCCTGGTGCCGGCAAAGACAGCATGATCGCGCCGCTCCTCTACGCCATCGGAGGCCAGACAAAACAGAATTGCGTGTCAGTGGATCCGTCGGAACTGTCGCAGCCGTGGGGGTATTACCTCGAAAACGAGGTAGTTATCTTTAACGAACTGCGTCAGTCTGAGGCTACCGATAGGCGAGCGCTGGAAAACAAATTGAAGCCCATACTCGCGGCGCCCCCTGAGTTACTGACCGTTCAGCGCAAGAACGCCCACCATATACAGGTGGTGAATCAGGCGCTTGTGCTGGCCATGACAAACTACCGCGACGCTATCGCTATTCCGAGCGACGACCGCCGATGGTTCGTCATCTGGACTCACGCGCAGCGCATGGAGGAATCTGAATCCCGCGCGCTGTGGGCCTGGTTCAATGCTGGCGGCCTGGAGGCCGGCGCGCGCTACCTGCGCGAGCGGGACGTGTCGCGCTTCCAGCCTGGCGCCACGCCGCCGTGGACGCCGGCAAAGCAGATCATGGTGTCCAGCACGCGCTCGCACACTGAGTCGTGGATCATCGACCGCATCGAAAAGCGCGTTGAGGAATTCCGGTGGGGCGTGATTTCCGGCCCGTGGGCGCTCATGGTGGACCGCCTGCAGACCCATGCCCCGCCGTCAGTGCGCTTGACTCAGCAGGCCCTGCAGCACGCGCTCGCTGAGGCCGGCTGGCTGGACTGGGGCATGTGCAAATCGAGGTTGAATCCGAGCTCGCGGCACGTCTTCGCGGCGCCGGACTGGCGCGGCAGCAAATCCGAGGCGCGCGACCTGTGCGAGACGCACTTCGGAGCGAACCGCAGCGCCAGCGTTCACGAATTCCGCAAGGCAGCCGGCGGGGAATAAAAAAAGCCCCCGGAGATTGCTCAATCCGGGGGCGTAAGCCGGGGCTAACCGGCACAGGAGGAGACGCGTTCCGATGCAACGCGGCTCAATTATAGGTCCAGCGCGAGCGCGACGGCAAGCGCCACCACGATAGCCAGCAGGGCAACGATCATTGGCGGCGCTCCACATGCTGGGCCAGCAGCCAGCGCGGCCCGAGGCGGCGCAGAGCTTGCACCCAGGCCCGCAGGTTGCGCCGGTCCAGGCGGGTATTGCCCGTGTTCCACAGGCGGCGGCCGAGGGTGAGCATCTTGGTTTTCATGCGTCACCTCGCAGTTCGCGCCGTACGCGGTTGAAGAAGGCTTCCCGCTGCCTTATGTACTGCTCGACGTCTGGCGCGTTCGAGGGCTGGTATTGGGCTGCGGTCAGCTTTTCACGCCTCTGAATCTCACGCTCGATGTACCAAACGGCCTTGCGCAGATCTTCAATTGCGTCGTTTTTGAGGTCGGCACGCCATAGGTATTTAATGGCGTTGCCTACACAGAAGTTCATGTGCTCAGCAATGTCTATCGCTTCCACGCCGCTCGGGTGTGCGTTGTAGTGCGGCGGATGATTGACGGGGTCGGACATCGGCTCTCCTCAAAACAGCGCCGGCTCAGCATCGGCCGGCGGGGGGTTATAACGGCCCACAGGGCGCGCGCAAGGCGGCAGGCTGGGGTAGTCCAGCAGCGCGGGCGGGAACGGCCACAGCGGCCCGCGTAGGGGCTCTGCGGGGGTGTTAGGGGCGACGGGCTGCATCGATACCCGCCAGATAGGCATGCATGCGATTCAGAAGATCGCGCGCCGGGATGTGACCGGTGTGCAAGGGCGACGACACGCCGCCGCCGTCAGTCACCATGCGATGCAGAGCGAAGCCGCCATAGGCTCGGCTCAGGTGATAGTTTCCGATTTGCGCGCGGTTTTTGCCGTCAGCGTCGCGGACGTAAGGCTCTGCGGGCGAGCCGGTCTCGCGGTTCAGACGGTCGATTACGGCTTGCAGCTGGGCTACGGTGATACGGGTCATCGTCGTTCTCCTGTGTCTGCGCCACCGTGGCGCATCCCAGAACCCCCGACGGGGGCTCGGCGGATGCGTCAGTCTTCGACGATCTCAGCGTGCAGCGTGTCACCGACCCACGCCGTCTCGGTCACGCGCGCGCGGCGCGATGCCGCCAGATCGGTAAGCTCGGCCAGCGCATCGGGGGCGGATCGCTCGATCCAGTCCAGGACGTCGGCATCGGGGCCGGGGGCGGATTGGACGCGGATGCTCAGGTATTGCATGGCGGGGGCTCCTTACAGCCCGAGCGCCACCAGAGCGCCCAGGGCGAGGCCAAACGCGCAGGCAAACGCCACGCAGGCGGGGGTCAGGGGGGTGTCGTGCATCGTCTTTCTCCTGTCGTCTCGTTTCCGGCCCGAGGACGGGCCGGGGTCGGGGTCAGTCAGCGATCAGACCAAAACAGCTCCCACGCCAAGCTCGGGCGCTGCACTTCAATATATCGGCCACGCTCGCGGCTGTAACCGTCACACAGCGCAAGCGCCATCCCTGCCTCGCGCTCTGCACGCGCGGCGCTCTGAGCCTGCAATACCCGCAGAACATCGTCTCCGTACAAAGTTACGCCAGCATCCTTACGCTGGGTCGGGGTCTTCGTCGTCGTCATCGGGGTCTACTCCTGTCAGTGGCCAGGCTGTCGGCACTCTGTCGGCGCCGGTCCGCCCGGGGGAGGCAGCACGCCCTTCGCGCTGCCAGAACCGCAGTCTAGCACAGTCTGGGAGCGATGCAAGCACTTTTTCGCAGAGATAACGCGGGCCACGTTCGCGCGCGCTGAGATATTTACGAGACACAGGGCCATAACGCCTCACGCGGCGTCTATCGTCGCTTTCTGCCATCAGACTGACGGAGTCTGCGTTTTGTGGTAAAAACGTTCGGGGGCTCTCCCCGACCGGTCAGACCGTTCAGAAGCTGTGGCAGCGTGTTTTTCCCTATGGGTGGTAGTGGTGGTAGTGCTTGCTATTTGGGGGTAAGAGGACGGTAATTAGGGGTGCAATGTTGTGGCAATTGCCACCACTATACACAACTGCCACGGAAGCGCGCTTTCGCAACGTTTTCCAGACTGCCACGAGTGACACACGCAGTCCGCGAGGGGTCGGAAGCTGCCGCTGCGACGCTCGCGCAGGCGTAACGCGACGCGATTAACACGCGCCGGAGGATCGCTAGTCTGCGCTGCGCCGAGCGCTGAGACTGCGGTAGATCACGACCAGGACGAGCCGAACCTGATGCCGGCATGGCGCCGCGGGCGCGCCGCTTGGCGGGCAGCGTGAAACTTTGTTACGTAACTGAAGCGGCACGCCGGGACCTGCGGCAGCGGCTCGCCCGGGCCAGGAGCTGGGCGCCCGAACCGTCAGTGTGCTGATGATCAGTGTGCGGAGGGGGGGGAGTTGGGTGCGGCGGAGACCCCCCGGCCAGGGCCCGCGCTAGGCGCCAAAGTGTATGGAGCCCCCGCCCAAAATTTTTTTCCCGAGCCCCACACCATTCCCGCAACACATGTAATATCTCGCCCATGTTCCGAGACCTCCCCCTAGCGCCGAGAGAGCTGAAGGCCACGCCTGACGTGTTGGAGCGCATATACCAGGCGTCGAAGCTGGGATTGCGCGGCGACAGTTTGGCGTTAAGGGCTTCGCTGCTGCCGGCAGAGTTTGCGCGGCTGAAGCTGATGGACCCGATGGCGGAGATGGCGGAGTTGAAGGGCCGGGCTGATGCTGAGGGCGACCTGGCGGTCGTGCTGATGGATGCGGCGCAGGCTGGGGACGCGAAGGTGGCGTTGGAGGTGTTGAAGCACCGGCACGACTGGGTGGCGAAGCAGAGTGTGCAGGTGGACGTGAATTCGCAGATCAGTGTGGTGGCGGCGCTGGAGGCTGCGAACGGGCGGTTGCAGCGTGGGCTGGCGGTGGAGGTGGAGGATGCGATACCCGTGGAAAGAATAGGCGCCGCCGTTCCGGTGGTGTTAGCTGCCGGTGAACGGACTGCGGCAGTAACGGCGGCGCCGCCCCCGTCGGAGCGACGCGCTGGTAAGATAGCCGCGCCGGCTCAGGAAGGCGGTATTGCGCCCGCTGGGTTTGCGCCGAAGGCGAAGGAGTACGAGTATGCCGAACGCTCTGATGTTTAATGGTGCCGCAGGCGTTGGTGCCGCAGGCGCCGAGGATATGGCCGCTGCCCCGATGCCGCGTTACCGCTGGACGGGCCCGATGCCCGACAGGCCGGTGGTGAACGGGCGGTCGGTAGTGACGGCGGAGGAGCTGGCGGATTTTCGGCGGCAATTTGGGGCCGATAAGACGCTGCGGGATTTGCTGAATGCTGACAAGGCGCTGGTGCGGCGCGGAACGCCGTCGGTGATGGACCCCCGGGCGCGGGGGATGCAGGGTGCGAACGTAGCGCCGGGAATGCCTGGGGTAATCCCGGGTGGTGGCGCGGGGCCGGCGGCGCAGGGTCGGATTCCTGGCGAGGTTGAGCGCAATGTGATGAATGCGCTGATGGCGTTGGGCCCGATAATGGGCGGGGTGCCGCGAACGGCGAATGCGATGGGTATGGTCGGCCGTCGGCCGGGGCCGGGCGATTGGAGGAGTAATCCGCCGCCTGGCGCGGATCCGGCTCGGTGGAGTGAGATTGTTCGGCAGATTGAACAGGCGTATCCGATGACGGCGCCGAGGCCTGCGGAGGTGTATTTGCAGGGCGCGCCGACGATGATGCGGGCGGCGCCGCGGCCGTTGGCTGGGGTAACGCGCTGATGCAGAAACCGATATACACCGCGGGTGAGGAGCAGGCGCTGATGACGCGCCTGTGGGAGCCGCGTATTCGGGACGACCCCGAGGCGTTTGTGTTGCTGGCGTTTCCGTGGGGGCAGCCGAACACGCCGTTGGCGGCGTTTGACGGGCCGCGGCGGTGGCAGCGACGGGTGTTGCGGATGATGAGAGATCACATCGCGGCGAACCGTGGGCAGTTGGAGATGGACACCCTGCGGGCGGCTGTTTCCAGCGGGCGCGGGATCGGGAAGTCGGCGCTGGTGAGCTGGTTGATTTTGTGGATGCTCACGACGCGGATCGGCAGCACGGTGATGGTCAGCGCGAACAGTGAAGCGCAGCTGCGAGGCGTGACGTGGGGTGAGCTCACAAAATGGTCGGCGATGCTGATCAATTCGCACTGGTGGGAAATTAGCGCGACGAAGCTCATGCCGGCGCAGTGGCTCACGCAGATCGTTGAGCGGGATTTGAAGAAGGGCACCCGTTACTGGGCGGCCGAGGGCCGGCTGTGGAGCGAGGAAAACCCGGACGCGTATGCCGGCACTCACAACATGGACGGGATGATGCTGATATTCGACGAGGCGTCGGGTATCCCGGATCCGATCTGGGCGGTGGGCGCGGGGTTTTTCACGGAGAACATTCTGGACAGGTATTGGCTGGCGTTCTCGAACCCGCGGCGCAATGAAGGGTATTTTTTTGAGTGTTTCCACGCCAAGCGGGACTTCTGGAAGAACATCCAGATTGATGCCCGCAGCGTTGAGGGCACGGACCAGCGCGTTTACCAGCAGATCATTGACGAGTACGGCGAGGACTCGCGCGAGGCGCGGGTTGAGGTGTACGGGGAGTTTCCTGCTGCCGGCGAAGACCAGTTTATTACGCCGCGACTGGTGGACGACGCGGTCAAGCGGCCGGCGTACAAGGATCCCACGGCGCCGATTGTGTTGGGCGTGGACCCCGCGCGCAGTGGCGCGGACTCGACCGTGATCGTGGCCCGTCAGGGGCGTGATCTGGTGGCCATTCGACGGTATCGTGGCGACGACACGATGACCGTGGTGGGGCACGTCATCGAAGCCATTGAGGAGTTTCAGCCTGCGCTGACGGTGATTGACGAGGGCGGGCTGGGATACGGGATTTTGGACCGCCTGACGGAGCAGCGGTACAAGGTGCGCGGCGTGAATTTTGGCTGGAAGGCCAAGGCCAGCGTGATGTGGGGCAACAAGCGCGCCGAACTGTGGGGCGCGCTGCGCGACTGGCTGAAATCGGCTCATGTGCCGGCAGACAGGCAGTTGAAGGCCGACCTGACGGGGCCGAAAACGAAGCCCAACAGCAGCGGCACGGTGTATTTGGAGTCGAAGAAAGACATGAAGGCCCGTGGCCTGGCGTCGCCGGACGCTGCCGACGCGCTGGCATGCACATTTGCTTTCCCTTTGGCCCACAGGGAGTACAATGCCAAGGAGCAGCGCCGCTCGATCAGTGATCGCGGCGTCGTTTCGGCGGGTTGGATGGCTCACTGAGGGCCTCCGGGAGCGGTGATGGCGAAGAAATCCGTGTCTCTGAGCGTCGGTCGGGGCGAGAAATTGCCCACGTCGCAGGGCGCGGGCCTGACGGCCAAGGGGCGCGAGCGCTATAACCGCGAAACGGGGTCGAATCTCAAGGCGCCTGCGCCAAATCCGAAGACTGAGGCGGATAAGGGCCGAAAAGCGTCATTTTGCGCCCGAATGGGCGGCGTGGCCGCGAAGGCCAAGGACGGCGAGCGGGCCAAAGCCGCCATGAAACGCTGGAAGTGCTGACCATGCCCCAGAAAAAACCCGGCGACCCCGGCCTCTACGCGGCAATCCACGCCAAGCGCGAGCGCATTGCTGCCGGCAGCGGCGAAAAGATGCGCAAACCGGGCTCGGCCGGCGCGCCGACAGCCAAGGCGTTTCGTGAGTCGGCCAAGACGGCAAAGAAGGGGAAATGACATGCCTCTGGTGAAATCAGCGTCTTCTGCCGCGTTTCGCAAAAACGTGAAGGCTGAAATGCAGGCCGGCAAGCCCCAGAAACAGGCGTTGGCCGTGGCGTACAGTGTCAAACGCGAGGCGCAAAAGCCCGCGTCTGCGAAGAAGAAGTAATGGCTTCGTACAACCGCACCTCCGACCCCACCGGCATTGCCGGGGCCCGCGTGGCTGCTGCTGGCGGCAAGCAGGACGCGGATTTTCTGGCCGAGATGCGTCAGCGCATGACAATGGCGCAGGCTGCGGTGTCGAATTCTCGACAAAACGAGCTGGACGATTTGAAGTTCTATGCCGGCAGTTCGGACAATTCGTGGCAGTGGCCGCAGGACGTGCTGGCTACCCGCGGCAGCGTGCAGGGCCAGACGATCAATGCCAGGCCGTGCCTGACGATCAACAAGCTGCCGCAGCACGTCAAGTCGGTCACCAACGACCAGCGCCAGAACCGCCCCAGCGGCAAGATCATTCCTGCGGACGACAAGGCCGATCCGGAAGTCGCGGAGATTTTCGACGGCATCGTTCGGCACATCGAGTACATGTCCGACGCGGACGTCGCTTACGACACCGCCTGCGAGAACCAGGTGACGTTTGGCGAGGGCTACATCCGCATCCTGACGGAGTATTGCGACCCGGACACGTTTGACCAGGACATCCGCATCGGGCGCATCCGCAATTCGTTCAGCGTGTACATGGACCCGCTGATTCAAGATCCGTGCGGTGCTGATGCGCAGTTCTGTTTCATCACGCAGGATCTGACGAAGAAAGAATACGAGCGCCTGTACCCCAAGGCCGCGCCGGTTTCGACTCTGTTGTCGTACAGCGTGGGCGACTCGACGTCGGGGTACTGGCTGAACGAGAACATGGTGCGGATTGCGGAGTACTTCTACATTGAGAAGGAACTCAAGACGCTGCACCTGTACCCCGGTGGCATGACGGCGTTTGAAGACTCTCCAGAGGACCGGCAGATGCGTGCTATGGGCCTAATGCCCATGCGCAGCCGGCAGGCCGAGCAGCAGCGCGTGAAGTGGTGCAAGACCAACGGGTACGAAATCCTCGAGGAGCGCGACTGGGCCGGCAAGTGGATCCCGGTGGTGCGCGTTGTCGGCAACGAGTTTGAGGTGGACGGCGAGATCCACATCAGCGGCTTGGTCAGGAATGCCAAGGACGCCCAGCGGATGTACAACTACTGGGTGTCGCAGGAAGCCGAGATGCTGGCGCTGGCGCCCAAAGCCCCGTTCATTGGGTACGGCGGCCAGTTTGAGGGCTATGAGCACCAGTGGAAGACCGCCAACACGACCAACTGGCCGTATCTGGAGGTGAACCCTGACGCTACTGACGGCGCTGGCAACTCGTTCCCGCTGCCGCAGCGTGCGCAGCCGCCGATGGCCCAGCAGGGCCTGATCGCTGCCAAGATGGGCGCCTCGGACGATCTAAAGGCCACCACGGGGCAGTACGACAGCAGCCTGGGCGCGACGAGCAACGAGCGCAGCGGCCGAGCCATTCTGGCCCGCGAGAAGCAGTCCGACACCGGCACTTATCACTACGTGGACAACCTGGCCCGTGCGGTGCGCTACGTCACGCGGCAGATCGTGGATCTGATCCCGAAGATCTACGACACGCAACGCATCGCCCGGATCATCGGCGTGGACGGCCAGACCAAGATGGCGCGTTTGGACCCGATGCAGCCCGAGCCGGTGCGTGAGGTCAAAGACCAGTCGGGCGTAGTCATCGCCAAGATCTACAACCCCGGCGTCGGCAAGTACGACGTCGTGGTCACCACGGGTCCGTCGTACCTGACCAAGCGGCAAGAGGCGATGGACGCTATGTCGCAGATCCTGCAGGGCTCGCCGCAGTTGTGGGCCGTGGCCGGCGACCTGTTCGTCAAGAACATGGACTGGCCGGGCGCCGACGAGCTTGCTGAGCGCCTGCGCAAGACCATTGACCCGAAGCTGCTGCAGGATCAGGAAGACCCGGCGCTGCAGGCGGCGAACCAGCAGATCCAAGTGCTGACGCAGGAACTGCAGGGCATGATGCAGATGCTCCAACGCGTGAACCAGTCGATGGAAGCGCAGGAGTTGAAGATCAAGGAGTACGACTCCGAGACGAAGCGCCTGAGCGTGGTGCAGGCCGGCATGAGGCCCGAGCAGATCCAGGAAATGGTCATTCAGACCATGCGCGATATCATGGCGGTGGGTGATCTGCAGGCTGCGCAGCGCC